AATACACGTAGTATCCTATGACCAAAAGTATCATATAGACCAGTAATGAACTGGTCTGACAAAGGCAAGTACTTAGGTTTATAGAAGATACGGTTCGCTGTATAAAGCTTCCCAGCAAACTCGGCTACTCTATTCGAAACAACACTCTTGTCGAATGATATACTGACCTTGAGGTCAGCCAAAGCGGAGACATATGTTTCTGCCAAAGCTTTGTTGTATATAACAATATCATCGCCTAAGATGTGAAACGATTTAATAGCTTTATTAACTGGCATATTAATGCTAGCAGCACATGAAAGGACTAAAAGTCCGTGCGATAAAGCAAAAATAGCGAAAGACGACTGCATACCCAGAGGTTGACCTTTAGTCCATTGCACGGAAGAACCGTACGCAGTATCGAAGGGCAACGTACTACACAGCAAGTATAGCTGTAAGTACTTCTGAAGAAGAGGAATGTAAACTGAGCCTTTATCATAAGGCAAGTTCGACATGAAGTTTTCTATCACTTCTGTCGAATAGTTTACAGGAAACATGTCTGTTGCAGAAGAAAGATCATAACAGTAAACATACTGCTTTGATTTGATTCTGCCTTGTATATACTGATCAGCTTTTGACTGATTGTATGTACAATCCCAAGGGGCATGTAGGAGAACATCATACAACATTTTAGACAAAGGGATGAATAAGTTATTCATCCACTTTGGCGCATCCAGAAAGAATCTGGTCTTACCGCCAGGTTGTAGGCGATAACGGACGATTCCGTATGAGTCCAAGACGTCAAAGTCTTGTCCCTCAAATGAGTCCACTACAGGATTTATAAAATCCCAAGGTGTCTCATTCCAAGGAGTCACCATATGCCTTTCAGACATAACGTCTGAAACAAACCGGCCTATGGAACGGAAACTGTCGAACTGTACATTACTGTAAGTTTCGAGCGGCCTTTTGGTCTTAACAAGTCTAGGCTCTGTATCAATAGAGACCCATACTTGCTTCCAAAAGTTTCTAAAAGGTGATGTCTTCTTTTTAACCATTCTTTTCTTCCCTTCAGCGTCGATTCGGTGAATCGACCTATGATGGGTGGGGCACATTGGCACATCATTATCTATATGATTGTCAGATGCCACTGCCCGTTCGAACTTTTCAATATCTTCCTGTGGCACATCTCTCAAGACAATAAGAGAGTACACAGACAGGCCTTGGATAACCTGTTCGAAAAGATACTCGTTGGT